AAAATCGCTGCATCTGAACGGTATCTGCATTCAAGGCGATATCCGCAATCAGAATCAGCGAATTTATTCTTCTCAAGAGATTGGCAAGGCTGTCAAGACGCTCAACGAACAGATCTCCGGTGGATATTCAGTTTGCGGAGAGTTGGATCACCCGCAGGATTTAAAAATCAATCTAGATCGTGTTAGTCATATGATTACCAAGATGTGGATGGATGGTCCTAACGGCTACGGAAAACTAAAAATAATTCCCACTCCAATGGGTAATCTAGTACAGACCATGTTGGAGTCGGGAGTGAAATTAGGTGTATCGAGCAGAGGCTCAGGCGAAGTAGATGGCAGTGGTAATGTTCAGGGATTCGAAATAATCACTGTAGACATTGTGGCACAACCCAGCGCCCCGGGAGCTTATCCTACACCAGTATACGAACACTTGATGAATACAACAGGTGGATATAAGGCATTTACAATGGCAAAAGAAGTTCAAGGCGACCCCAAGGCACAGAAATACCTAGCAGAGAATCTGGTGAAAATCATCAGAGGTCTCAAATAACAGTAGGAGAATCACATGCTAGACATCGTAAAACAATTGTTTGAAAACAATGTGATTTCCGAAGAAATAAAATCGGAAATTGAAACTGCTTGGCAAAGCAGAATTCAAGAAAACCGTGACCACGTCACCGCAACACTTCGTGAAGAGTTCGCACAAAAGTACGAACACGACAAGTCTGCTATGGTTGAAGCTGTAGAAGCTATGCTAACGGACCGCCTACAAGCGGAACTAGGCGAGCTAGCCGAAGACCGTCAAGGACTAATTGATGCCAGAGCACGTTATGCAGAAAAAATGACACAAGATTCTACCGCAATGGAATCATTTGTTATGAAAAATCTGCGTAAAGAGCTGGCTGAATTGCATGAAGATCGCCAACGTGTAGCACACAATGTAACACAATTAGAATCCTTTATTGTGGATGCCCTAGCGAAAGAAATCGCAGAATTCCACGCAGATAAAAAAGATTTAGCCGAAACCAAAGTAAAATTGGTTCGCGAAAGCAAGGCCAAGTTTGAAGCTATCAAGAAAGATTTTGTTGCACGTTCTGCAAAAATCATTGAAGAAACAGTCTCCAAAGGACTTAAATCTGAAATGCATCAATTGCGTGAAGACATTGAAGCTGCTCGTAGAAATGATTTTGGTCGCAGAATTTTTGAAAGTTTTGCCAGCGAATACGCTGCAAGCCATCTTAATGAGAAATCAGAAACCGCTAAACTTCTAAAAGCATTTGCTGTAAAAGAGCAAGAACTTGAAGAAGCAGCAAAGATTGTTGCAGAGACACAAAAATTAGTTGAAAGTCGTGAAACAGAATTACGCATTGCTAAAGATTCAGCCACTCGCAAAGAAACAATGAGCGAATTGCTAAATCCATTAGCAGGAGATAAAAAACAAGTAATGAAACAATTACTTGAATCTATTCAAACTGACAGACTACATGTAGCCTTTGACAAATACTTACCAGCTGTAATGGATGGCGGAGTACCAGTTAAAAAAGCACTTACAGAATCAAAAGAAATCACAGGCAATAAACAGGCACAATCAATCAGCAGCGACGATAAAACTGCTGAAATCATTGACATCCGCAGGCTTGCGGGACTAAAAGTTTAAGGAGAACTATAATGTCACAATTACTCGAGTCACGCTGGTCGGAAACCAAAGAAGCTCTTTTAGAAGGTCTTCAAGGTAACAAGCGTTCAGTAATGGCAACTACTCTAGAAAATACCCGCAAGTATTTGGCAGAGAGTGCCACTGCTGGAGCCACATCCGCCGGCAATATCGCAACACTTAACCGTGTTATTCTACCCGTCATTAGACGTGTAATGCCAACAGTTATTGCTAACGAGTTGGTAGGTGTCCAGCCTATGACTGGCCCAGTGGGTCAAATCCACACTCTACGTGTTCGTTACGCAGACAACTACACAGGCAGTACTGGTGACAGTGCAAGTGCTGGTGAAGAAGCTCTATCACCATTTAAGGTTGCAGAAGGATATTCTGGTAACACAAATGGCAGAGCTGATGCAACAGCAGCCAAAGAAGGTGCAGCTGGTAACAGAATGAGCATTCAGATCTTGAAACAAACAGTTGAAGCTAAGACACGTAAGTTATCAGCTCGCTGGACGTTTGAAGCTGCTCAAGATGCACAAGCCCAACAAGGCATTGACATCGAAGCAGAAATCATGGCTGCTCTTGCACAAGAGATCACAGCTGAGATCGATCAAGAAGTTCTACGTAGCTTGACAACACTATCTGGCACAGCCGTACTAACATACGACCAAGCTACTGTTAGTGGTACTGCTACTTTCGTTGGTGACGAACACGCTGCTCTAGCTGTTCAAATCAATCGTGCTAGCAACATCATTGCACAGCGTACACGTCGTGGCGCAGGTAACTTTGCAGTTGTTAGTCCGTTTGCATTAACAATTCTACAAAGTGCTACAACTTCTGCGTTCGCAAGAACAACAGAAGGTACATTCGAAGCTCCTACAAACACCAAGTTTGTTGGTACATTGAACAGTGCTATGAAGATCTATGTTAACGGTTATGCCGCTGACAGTGCTCCAGTGCTAATTGGTTACAAAGGTTCTTCAGAATCTGACGCAGCCGCTTTCTACTGCCCATACATTCCATTGATGAGCAGTGGAGTTGTACTAGATCCATCAACATTCGAACCAGTCGTATCATTCATGACACGTTATGGCTATGTTGAATTGACTAACACAGCATCATCTCTAGGTAACGCAGCTGACTACTTGGCCAACGTTGCTATCACTAGCGGTAATGTTAAGTTTGCTTAATAGCTGACTTTTACAACAAAGTTCAAAAAGGCTCTTCGGAGCCTTTTTGTTTGGCTTAAATATCTGATGCAAATAGAAAGTGAAAAAGATTTTATACAACTGAGAAATCAATTTTTAGTTTGGCGTAAACGTTTTCCAATGTTTGCACACGATGTACATCAAATAGAAAAAATTATAGATAGGCATATACAACAGCACAGTAAAATTATGGTTATGCATAGACAAACGCACAGCAGAAGTTATTTAGAAAAAGCACAACTAGAAATAGATTCCATAAACAGAACATTAGCCACAGTTGAAAAACTAGAGTTAATGTCAATGCTGAGTCGCGGATAAATAAAGTATCATAAAGTAAGAGCCGTAAAATCGGACTTATGCGGAACCCGCCGCGTATGATTTAAAAAATCACTAGGAGAAACAAATGGGACGTTCATTAAAGAAAGACATATTTGGTACAGATGTACTAGGTTTAAACAACCTCGGTAATACCGGAATTGCAGTAAGCGGATATTTTGGTGGTGCATTGTCTACCGCCTATGTATTAATCAAACAACGCGGTGCTAACACATATGTAGTTGCATTAAAAGACACATTCACAGCAGACACTAGCAACGGTACTGCAACACTACTCAACATGAGTGATCAAGTTGAAGTTACTATCGGTGATGAGATTTCAGGTGCCGGTATTCCAACAGGTACAAGAGTATTATCTATTGACAGTGCAACTCAAATAACAATGACTGCAAATGCAACTGCAACTGCTAGTACTGTTACAGTTACGCACTTTGGTGCATATCAAGTAGGTAAGCTGGTTGACACAACACCAAACGCCAACGGTGAAATTTTAATTCAAGGTTCCCCAGTAGTCGGAACAGGTGGTGGTGAGTCAGCTGGAACTTCGGCCGGTCTAGTGCCAATCCGTAAACTAACAAAACGTTTAGCTTATGGCTTCCCAAGTGTACCAGTACTAAGCGGTGGTATTCATAGAGGTGAAGACGACAATACTTCTACTAACCATGACGGTGTTCGTTACACATGGTACCTAGAAAGCGATTCTTCAGCAGACTATATTGTTCTAACACAAGTTAGTTAATCAAGGATAGTATATGGCACTGAGTGGACGTACAGTACAATCTAGCGGTGATTATAATATTAAAACCGGTGAAGGCAGTAGTATTCTGCTGGACACCGGTCCTAATGTAGGCGAAGTTCGAATCACTGGCAATCTCATTGTATTGGGAGAAACCCTCACGGTTGAGGCCACAAACTTGAATGTTGAAGATAACATTATCATACTTAACTTTGGCGAAACTGGACAAGGTGTTACCCTAGGCTATTCTGGTGTACAGATTGATCGAGGTTATAACATTGACTCCAGTCAAGTTGCCCCAACTGCTTTGCTGTGGGATGAAGCCAATGAAACCTGGCAAATAGCACAGGGAACTCCTGAGGACGGTTTTAACTACACTGACAGCAAATTAAAATTGTCACAGATTATTACAGATGCTGCTACTGACGACGGAGACCTAATTCTAATTGGAGCCGGCACAGGAGTGGTAAAAGTAACAGGCACTGTGAACTACGAGCAGCGAGTGTTAGACGATGATGATGTTCCAAACAAACGCTATGTAGATGATGCAATTCAATTAAATCCCACATTTCAAATTACCAAAGACGATACTAGAGTCATTGTATTCGACAAAGAGAATCCACTGCCAGCAGCATCTTTTTCACCTGCAATAGGACCGTATGGGGCTCAACCTGTAAACAGTCAAATTGCTTTTATTGTTGACAACAGACGGGTAGCAGTAATGACAAGCGATCATTTTGAGATGACCGGTCTTACTATTTTTACTGAAGATCCTGTAGTACCTGATATAGAAGCAGCTATGTCGGGAAATTTTAACCCAGGACCAATTTCGACAAACCTTAGTGGTTTTGAAAATCAAAGTGCAG